GCTCTGGGTTCAGGCAGCGTGTGAGCTTTTTGCCCTGCTCTATTGGACAAACAGTGTCGCCCCACATCATTGGCCCCACCTTCTTAGGGCCACCGATCGCGTTTACGCAAGTGGTGAGCGCGTCTTCAATACTTTCGTGAAATAGTTGGTATTGCTGTTCTTTCACCTTCGTTCACTCTGGTTGAATTGAGTTGAAAGTCCTGAATTTGGTAAAAATTTTTAGGCAGCTTTCTTCTTCTGGAGTACGCGAATGGCTTCCATCAATCGGTCCAACGTGTCCGCCCTCGGGTTGTCCTTCGCTCGGTGGTGGAATTTCTCAACCCATGACAAAGACAGGCCACTGATGTCGGCCAGCAGTTGGTATGTCTCTTTTAGGGTTCCTACGGACCTCGCCAGAACTCGAATGTCACGGCGAGCAGACTCTGCTAATTCGCTTACTGTGTAGTTCATATGCTGATACTACACTTTTGTGGTGCGTTTAGTCAATCACCATTGTGGTGCATGGCGTGAATAGAATGCGTGTATGTCAAAGAAACATTCTGAAACCACTCATCTAGCCGCCGAAAACATTAAAAAGTTCAGGCAGCTCCGTGAGCTATCACAAGACGCGCTAGCAAAGAAGTTAGATACTTCCCAATCAACGATTATTGCGTGGGAAAAGCCCTCGCGCTCTCCAACAGCAAACTCCCTTCACAACCTTGCAGCCGTTCTTAGGACGGAGCCGTGGGTGTTTTTGCTCAACCAGGATGATGAGGTTATTCGTTTGCTGGATCTTTTCTTCTCTCTCGAAGCGGAAGGAAGGCGGGTCGTTTTGTCTGTTGCCGAAGGTCAGGCACTGTCTCAATCAGATGATTAAGCCGGTGGTCGAGTTGGTCAAGTATTTCTTCAAGGTCATTGCGAACGTCACGCAACAGGTAGAAGTCTTCGTTCTTACGCATTTTCGATCCTCCAAAAACTCAGGCTACCAGCCTGGATTCTTATTTCTTGATAATGGCCTTTTGGGGATTGACCTATGTGTCATAACACAGGGGAAGTTGAAACAATGAAGCATATTGCAATCCTGCTTTCAATCTTTTTGGTCGGCTGCGCTCCGGTTGTAGTTAATTCAACCCCCAAAACCGTGGTTATTAAAAACGCCAGCCCTGGTAACGCGTCACAGCAGTTGGCCGACGCTGAGTGTCAGAAATATGATCGCTGGGCCGTGCATATTCCTGATAACCAGCGTGACGGGTACATGACATTTGAATGCAAGGATGAATAAGCATGGGAATTTGGAAGAACACTGCCATAGCCGCCATCCTGCAGACCGACTATGGGTTTTCTCCAGATTTTGCGAGCATGGTTGCTCGCTCTGCCACATCAGAGCCGACGCTTCCTGGAACCGACCTGAATCCCAAGAAACTCAAAAAACATGAAATTGCCGGATGGGCTGCACTCACCACCTGCCTGCCCCCGGACGGACTAAAAGTAGGTGATTTTGAATATCTCAGCGTTGTAGAGCTGACAATAGCGAGATACTACCAGCGTGGAAAAATTCGGCCTTTAGTAATGGCCACGCTTCACGAAATGTCTGAATTTATACGAACCCAGCAATAACCGCCCCATAGCTCATTCTCTCGTTAGCCATTGCTAGGCATGAAAGCGTTTGTCCTATGTACACCACTTTAGTGGTTGACATACATTCCGCAATTCTCTACTATTGTGGTGTAATCAATGTTCACTAACTGGAACACCAATGCCCTCAACAGCCCTACAAGACTTTGCCTACGACGCTGAATACCTGCGTGGGTTACTGCGCGAAACCAGCAATGAGTTTTGCCCGGAATGTGACTGGACAGACCACGAGGCGGATGAGGCTGTATTGCTTGAAGGCGAAGACCGGATTGCAGTGGACGACTGGCGACCCAACGGGGAAATGCACCACTGCTGCCCTTGGTGTGAGGCTGAGATATCGAACAACGACCCTACGGACAACCGCGAAGCCATTATGGATGGCGTCTGGATGCTGCTGGCCGAGTGTGACCGGCGCGACAAGCGTATCACCATTGCGTCTATAGCGGCCCATGGTGGTCGATACCTGAGCGTAAGCCGTGAGGACAAATCAAAACCCAAGGGCTACACCTGGAAGCACTCAATCTACACAACCGGAAGCCGGGAGTTGTTCAACCATCACCACGCCTCGCTGCTGGTATCTGACCTTTACAAAGAACTGGATTATCAGTTGTGAAGGTTCTCAAAGAATTTATCGCTGGCCTTATCGCCATTTTCATTGTTCCGCCAGCAATCATCCTGATTGCCCACTGGCTTACGAGTTAAGGAGTCACCATGAACGCCAAATCAGAATTAGTTACCCAGGAAGAAACGCTTCCTGTACCGGCAAGCGAAACGAACGCCATCATGGCCCTGATTGAACGGGCCGCAACGTCAAGCGACGTTGATGTGGACAAGCTGGACAAACTGCTTTCCGTAAAGGAACGCTGGGACGCACAGCAAGCGAAACGTGAGTATGACCAGGCCATGAGCCTGTTCCGCTCCAAAGCCCCCACAATCGCTCGTAAGGCTCAGGGACACAATTCCAAGTATGCAAGGCTCAGTGACGCCATTGAGCAGATTAAACCCGCCCTGCTGGACTGTGGGCTGTCTCATTCATGGCGCACGGAGCAGTCTGAGGGCTGGATAACAGTCACATGCGTGGTTACGCACGTAGGGGGTCACTCGGAAAAGACCAGTCTTTCCAGCCCACCTGATGCCAGCGGTGGTAAGAACAACATCCAGGCAATTGCCTCCACGGTTTCCTATCTCGAACGCTACACCCTGTTTGCCATCCTCGGCCTTTCCAGCGCGGAAATGGACGATGACGGTGCTGGCTCAGATAACACGCCAGTCACGGACGAGGAGGCCGCACGGCTGCGGGATGAGTTGGAAGCTGTTGGCGGAGATGAGAAAGCGTTCTGCACGTACATGAAGGTTGAGTCACTTGAACAGATTCCGGCCCGGAAATTCGAGTCAGCCCTGAAAACGATTCAAAGGAAGAAAAAATGAGAATCGTTGATTGCGAGCAAAGGTCGGAGGCATGGTTTCAGGCCCGTGCAGGCAGGCCAACAGCCTCAGAAGCCGCCAAGATCCTCACCAGCACCGGGAAGAAGTCCACGCAATGGAAGGGCTATATGTACCGCCTGGTGGCCGAGAGAGCCGGACACGCTGAATCCTTCATGGAACCCACTGAGGCCATGCTGGAGGGAATCAGGCGCGAACAGGAATCCATAGACGCCTATGCATTTATGACCGGCCACGAGGTTACGCCTGTTGGCCTGGTGATATGTGACAAGACCGGCGCTTCATGCAGCCCTGATGGACTGGTGAAAAGTGCTGATACCTGGATCCACGGCACGGAAATGAAAAACCCGAACCCTGGAACCTTTTATGACGAGCTGGACGCTGACAAGGTGCCAGCCAAATACATTCCACAGCTTCACTTCAGCCTGGCTGTAACCGGCCTGCCCCGCTGGGACTACGTGTGCTACATCCCGAACGAAGCACCCATCATTCACCAGGTTGAGCCAAACGATTTCACCGAGACCATGCAACAGGCAATTGCCGATTTCTGCGGCGAGCTGGACAAGACCTGCGAACGGCTTGGCGTTCCCCTGATTGAAGAGATCAAGGAAGCCGCATGAGCCGGAAGTGCACCGAATGCGGAGAACTCAAGCGCCTGGACCAGTATCCAGTTCGAGGCGGCTACCGGCAGCGGGTCTGCCGCACCTGCAAGGGGCGCAAGGTGTCGATATACAAAGAGTGCGTCCGCAACCGTAAGTACACCAAGCTGCTGTCATGGCCGGCTCCATGATTTCCCTACCCACCGTTCATTCATCACTCCCGAACGTGGTGGGCTTTGCTGGACCCCGCCCTTCCCCCCTGGTGCAAACCTCGGCGGGGTTCAGCTTTTCTGTTGAGAAATGGGGCACCGGGTAAATGGTTAAGGAGTAGATATGAGCAAGCCAAACGATAGGAGTAATGACATGACAAACGAAAGCACACAAGTAATCGAAATCAATGGCGTGAAAATGGAAGTGGATATGCGCTATGCGAAGCGCGTTGACAGATTCCGTGTTGGCTCAAAAGTAAAGATGCTTATCAAGGACGGAAATCGCGTGGTCCCTGGTGTGGTGGTCGGCTTTGAGCCATTCGATTCCCTGCCAACCATTGTTGTCAGCTATGTTGATGACACATGGAGTGGTGTTGAAATTAAATTTGCCTACGTCAATTCAGAGTCGGCAGGCAAATACGAACTCATGCTATCGGTTGATGATGAAATGCCCATTGCGCGGGACATTGTTCTCAACAAGATGCAGAAGCAAGAGGAAGAAGCGATAGAGAAGCTTAATGATATTCGCAAAAAGCGTGACTACTTCCTTCAGCACTTTGGTTGCTACTACGAACCTGAAAAGGAAGAAACGGAGGCGGCATGAGCCTCCACCAGCTACCCGATAAGTTTCGGGAACATGCCGCAGCCATCGAGGACGAGGACCCGCTAGACGTTTACGCCATTGCAGCATACAGGCAATGCGCCGACGAACTTCAGGCGGCATTGCCGGTGTGGGTGAAGATTACGGATGACCCTGAGACGTGGCCTACCGTGGGCGATTGGGTCATGGGGTCTTACGGGCCTAGAGATTACGCTCGATCCATGATGTTTATTGACCATACAAAACGCAGGACTTACGGCCGCTACTGGCGACCAATTATCGAAGGAATCGACACCCCACCGGAGGAACAGGTATGAAGCTCAAACCCATAGACGACTGCCCAAACCTCACTGCTTGTCTGTTCAGATGGCCAAACGGCGACTATCGCTCTGGGGAAAAGCACTGGGAATGGTTTTTTATTCTGGGCGCAACCTGGGACGGAGACCCACCCACCCACTACTGCGAGCTACCAGAGCCGCCGGAGGATGAATTGTGAATGATGCACTGACATATGAGCAGGCGGTAGATCGTGGAGACCGGCTTCTAGGGGCGGCACACAGAGCAGAGCAGGAGAACAAGCGCCTGAACAGCCGACTTGAAGCGCACAAGGAGATATTCAGTTGGCTGATGGGTGAGACAGGCAGCTTTCCACCATCAGAAGCCGGCAAGCGTTATGCGTTTCGTTCTGAGCTGAGAAAGAGACTGGCCATGCTTGATGAACAGGAACCCGAATCATGAGCATGTCAAAAATACCGATACCGGAGGATGAACTGTGAATGACTTACCTGTTTTTATACCCCACGACCCCAGTGACTACGATGTGCATACCATGTCAGTGCGGGGAGATGTTAAGTGGATAAACGGACACCTGTACCAACTCAGATGGAACCAAGAGCGGCTAAGCGACTGCTGGACGCTGGTAGATGGCGAGCCGGGAGGCAACAGCAATGACTGACGCTGCCTGGTCTCAGATTAACGACGACGAGGAAACATGGCCTGAAGAAGGTCAAGTCTGCCTGTTCGTGCTGTCGGTGAGGGGCAGACATGAACGCCATTTTTATCGGTTCACTCAGGAGCGCCGCAAGCTGCTGGCGAATGCATTCTGGCGGCCCCTTAATGATTCAGATACTCCGCCGGGACTAAACCCATGAGCGAAGCAATGGTAATCGTATTTTTTGTCTGGATTCTTCCAAGTTTCATTGTCGGGGTCCTGTTTGGGTTTATCGCATGTGTGATCAATGACGCCCTGGCAAAACTTGTTGCGAAGAAGCTGTTCCGCAGAAAGAACGAGCAGAGAAAGCCGTTCGGCAGCCCCAGGGGCGGGGAGTGGCTATGAAGTGCGATAGGTGTAGCGGAAAAGGTCGCAACGTAGTGCTTGATGACTACGGCGTCGCGCTGAGCGTTTGCGACCATTGCGATGGCAGGGGCCGGGTGGTGGGGGCCGAGAGATTACGTCAAGCCCTCCAATCCATTACCAAAGCCAAAACCCTCGACGAAGCAAAGGCATTAGCGGAGGCGGCCACAAAATGAGACTCGAAACAGCAATAAATTCAATCCACGCCCCACAGGGTGTTACAACCCTAATCAGTGGGCTTTTGTCTGGAGACTTTGACTCGGTATTTCATAAAGACGCCGTCGGGAAGTCACTGGGGGAAGTCGAAGATATGCTGGCGGGAGTTAGAAGGCAGCAAAGAGACTGCGCTTCCGATGCAGCTTGGTGGGGGTATAACGGCGAGATCGCATATCTCGCAGCTGTTCGAGACTTACTGAAAGCAGCAGAGATTACCGGACCCGACAACCTCCCGGACGTAGACATTCCCGATTTATCGGCTGGAATTGTAATGGACCTTCAGGCCAAAGTTACCCGCTTCGGAGCAGAGGTCCTGAAACAAGCAAAGGCATTGGCGCAGGAGGCTGTGAATGAACGGAGCTGAACAAATCGCCGAAGAACGGCAACGGCAGATTGAGAAAGAAGGCTATGCCCCAGAGCATGATGACGAGCATCAAGGCTTTGAATTGGCAAAGGCGGCTGAGTGCTATTTAAACGCTGCAATGGGCGAGAACCTGGGAATCCTGGATCTGTATTGGCCTTTCTCAGATGGCTGGAAGCGATCAGAAGACCCCATTCGCAACCTGGTGAAAGCAGGCGCACTGATAGCGGCTGAGATTGACCGACTAGAGCGAGCGAAGAAGGCTGTTGATGGGTAACAAAATGACAGCAGGCCGTATCGAGGGTGACCATACGGGGTGGGCGCTGATGCCCTTCGTCGGGGAAACAGCCCACCATTGGCAAGAGTGGCCCCTGGACGATCAACTACGAGCAGATGGACTTCCGGATATTAGTGAAGGAGGCCGCCGCCGCTACTGGAAGTCGTTGTGCGGCCATACGGCTGCCACCAATGACCGATTTACCCCACTACACCCAGGCTCATGGCCGCTTTGCAAGCGTTGTCAGCGGTCCCTGGATAAGGGAGCGCAGGAGGCTGTGAAGTGAGGGCTTGGACAGATTCAGATTGGGCCATGTTTGTCCACAAGCGCGTCTTGAAAGAAGGCCAAGTGGAGTTCAAATGCCGCAAAGGATTTTGGTCCGTGTCAGGCAGTCAGGATGACGAAGATCGTGTTCGCAAAGAGGCTCAATACTACTTCGCTCAATACTGGTTTGATGGGGAATACGCATGAACAACGAGCCTCCCCTCAATCAGCACGCCGAATACCTGATGTTTCGAGAGGCCCATGACCCGAAGCCAGCCATTGTTCATGCAGAAAACGAGTTTCCCTCATTCCGCCCCTGGGAAACTGCGGATATCTATATGGGGCTTGGGCTGGAGGCCGAGTTTCCTATAACAGGGATTAAGGGAAGCCCAAGCGGATGAAGCCTCCCCTTTGGTGGATCACAAAAGATGGAGATAAGGACTGCTTAGAACTCTATGAACGCCATTACAGTGCATACCAATACAAGGACGGCCGAGAGCGGAAACTCTTTGCCGGACCGGGAGAGAAGATTGTCCTCCGCACAGAAGCAGCGGACGCAATGTTTGTGTGGCGCAGGTTCATCGACGGCAGCGGCGAATGCGGTATTAACTGCGCCGTATTCCGAAACGAAGGCCCACACTTGTCCAGCGACCTCGTACGCCAAGCGGACAAGATTGCTGATCGAATCTGGTCTTGTTGCAGGCATTACACCTACGTCAATCCGGAAAAGATCAGATCAGCAAACCCTGGATTTTGCTTCATCGCAGCCGGTTGGAAAAACACAAAAAGAACAACCAAAGGAGGACTCATGATTTTGGATAGGGTTAGCGGTGCAGAACAGGAGAAACACCATGAGTAGGGAGGTTTTGGAAGTTGAACAACGTTGCCTTTACTGGCCGCTAGGCGATCCCGTACTGGGGCCAGTCGAACACGCTCCAGGCGGGTTTCAGTTTATTCACGCAAAAGGCGTTGCCGGAGGCACTCTGAGCCTGGGATGCGCGACCCCTGAATCCGGCCTCCGGACCCTCCAGGTAGGCGGCATGAATCGTCTTAGCAAACGTGGAGCCAAAGCCCTAGCCTACCAGCTACTGCATTGGGCTGAGCATGGGAGGTTTGATGAGGGGGGGCAGGAAGAATGAGTACCACTAGCTTAATCCACCGCCTGCGTCATGCAGAAAAATGTTTTCTGAAAACAACCGATGCCCCAATAGCGGAGGATGATTATTGGTCGGCTGATATGTGCCGTAAGGCCGCTGACAAACTCGAATCCCTGCGCAAGCAGAACGGGCTTGCGGGCATGCAGACCGAAAGGTGGACCAAGAAATATGAAAAGGCGGAAACCGCTAACGCCGCCCTGCGCTCTCAGTTGGAGGAATACAAAGACGCAGAGTGCCGTGCGGTGAAGTTGCATGGTGAAGCCCTCAAGCAGTTGGAGGCGGTGACGGCGTTGCGAAAACTCGCGAGCGCAATGACATACGACCAGTTTCTGGATGAACTGAAAATCATCCTCGGCCCCCAACAACCCCCACCCCAGGGCGACATTCAAAAGAGGGGGACAGGGTGAGTGCGAAAGTGGATATCGGTGGCGTTGGCCAAATGCTCTTGCTGGCGATGTCGTTTGCCGCCATGAAGATGGCTGGGTTTATCGACTGGTCTTGGTGGTGGGTGCTTTTCCCCATCTGGTTGCCGTTGGGTATTGTTCTGTTTTGCCTGATCTTCGCCCTATGTGTGGCTGGGGTGGCCTACTTGCTGAAGATTCACGCACAAAAGCGGGGGACTGGTTAAATCGTCACCCATGACGATATACAGGTAAGTAACTTTGAGCATTTTCCTGTCACACGCGGATCTGAAGGAGCTGACTGGCTATACGCACCACAAGCTCCAGCGGGAATGGTTGGATGACAACGGAATCCCCTACCGTGTCCGGCCTGATGGTATGCCCGTACTTACCGTACGAGTCTATGAAGAGTCCCTGCTAAAACTCCGCATCACAGGACCAGACTTTTCAGCCCTGAAAAAAGTGGTGTAAGTTATGGCCGTGGGCCGGAAAAGAAAAACAAACAAAGAGCTACCACGCCGGGTCTATATCAAGTCCGGTACATACTGGTTTGTAGACGCTTCAAACAAGTGGCACAAACTGGGCAGAACCAAAACCGAAATGTACCAGGCGCTCGCTATCCTCTTGGGCGACTCCCCCAACACGCTACTTCACCATATAGAGCGTTATGAGCGTGAGATTATGCCCACCAAGGCCATCAGCACTCGTAAGAGCCAATCAGGGCAGCTCAAACGCCTGAAGGCCGTATTCGGCAACATGGCGCCAGAGACAGTAACCACAATTGACATAGCCGGGTTCCTGGACCGCTACCCCTCACCGGTTAATGCAAACCGGCACATAGCCCTGCTTTCCCACATCTACACCAAACTGATTCGCTGGGGCGTGGTGGAGTCCAACCCTTGCCTGGGTGTTGAACGGAATAAAGAACATGCCCGGACGAGGTATGTAGAAGATGACGAGTTTTGGGCGGTGTGGGCAAAGATGCCCCGACACATTCAGCTACTGATGGAATTAGCCCTATGTACCGGGCAAAGACAAGGCGACCTGGTGAGCCTGAAGTGGTCACAGGTAACCGATGATGGTGTTCACTTCCAGCAGAGCAAGACAGGCAGGCGTTTAATCGTTACCTGGACACCAGCACTGGAAGATGTGATTAAACGATGCAGGAAGGGCGTGAGCGGGATATGGGTAGTGAGAAAACCTGATGGCCAACCCTTCAAGCCCAGCGGAATACAGACCGCCTGGCAGCGTTTCATGAGCACCTATGATGGTGAGCGATTCACTTTCCACGATATCCGGGCCAAGTCAGCCAGTGACCATGAAACAGGGGCGCATTTGGGCCACACCTCGGAAGCCACACTGAGGCGAATCTATCGCCGGAAACCGGAAGTGGTGAAGGGTCTGTGAGGACAGTTTATTAGAAGATTTCTAATTTATTAGAAATTGAACACACACAAGCCGCTTTATACATGCCGTAACTTGCTGTTTTTATATACAAAAATGGTGGGCCGTGAAGGATTCGAACCTTCGACCAATTGATTAAAAGACTCCTATACATTCCCTTATTTTCAAGTACATAGCTGTTTTTCTTCTAATAAATGCACCGCTTTAAGTGCTTGAATCTATTAGGCTGCGAAACTGTTTATTAGAAGTTTTTACCCCGAAAGGCTGTCCGTCTGCACCTTGTTCTTTTTGTCATACGACCGGGTAGCACTCAGGCCCAACATACCGGTCAAGACCACCATCAACTCACCCACTTCTAACTTCGGCGCTGACTGAATTTCTGACTGGTACTCAGGGAACAACCAGGCAATCCATAGCATCAGCGGATAGACGATGAAGTTGTAGGCAAGGGACACACCGCACACCCATCCGACGAACGGGCGCCAGCCAGCGACGAATACAGACTTATGCGCTGCCTCTACCTTGTTTATCTCCATCTGGCCCAGCAGGGTCTCGAAGTCCTTGCCTGTAAAGAACATGCGAAACTCATGGTTCAGCTTTTCGGCAAGGTATTTGTCCTTGACCATTTTCTTGATAATGCCGCCGCCGAACTCAATCAGGCTGTCAATAATCGGTACTGGAATACCCATCAGAAAATCTCCGTGTATGTCATTTTCCCGTTCACTTCTTTGCCCTTGAGAATCTTGCCCCTCGGCGGTTCCCCAATAGCCGCAATCTGAATGTGCATGAATGTCTCGTAAACAATGGCCAGGTCAAACTCCAGGCCACCCAGCATCTTGGCCAGATCCATGGGGCTGTGTTCGTCGCTGTAGATGTCCATGGCCAGGCCCTGCATGTGGTAGCTGTTCTCAGCCCCACCCACAGCGGTGTTGACCTTGTGGCTCCTGAAACAGCTCAGGGTGTTGAGTTTTCCTGCCAGCATCCGCAGCGGGTCCCCCACCTTGCAAATCAGGCGGGTAAGGTTGATAACGTGAAACAGTTCGGGTTCGTTCGGGAAGGGCTGGTCTGTGCGGGTCAGTTCTTTAAGAGTGAAGAACTCGCCTACGTTCATTCACACACCTTGTCCGGGTTATCCCGGTAGCATTCAAGCAAGGATTCAAGGCGTTCTTTTTCATCCTCTAGCTGCAGGATTTGGTCCACGATCAGCTCATTGGTGACATCTTTACGCAGCTCACGTTTCAGCTCGCGTATCTCTCTCTTGGTGTCATTAAGCGAGTCCTGCGCCTGGTTGACCCTCATGGTATGTTCAATGCGGTGAATGGCTTCTGTGTTCTTATTCACCCCTTTTTCTGCGCCTGCAATACGGTCTGTAACGTTGTCGTATGAAACCGCTGCAGCGGCCACTGATATAGCCAATGCGACTAGGGAACTCATGGTGATACCTATCGTGGTCTCGTTGGAAATCCGTAGGATTTTTTTTGACTTTTCTTCGTTGCTCATCACTCAACCTCACAGGTTGTCTATTACGTTCTGCATGTAGGCGATAACCGCCGCCCTTTCGCTGGAATCCAGCAAGCGGCCATAAGCGATAATGTCGGTGAACTCGCCCCGGAAGTAGTAAGCGTTTGATGTCGGGTCGTCCTGGCCTACATAGGTATTTGATTCAAAATCCAGCTGGAAGCCACCTGTCTGCGTGAACCCTGGCGTACCTGAGCCATCCACAAAAACTTTGAAGGTGTTGTTGGTGTCGGAAAGGGTTGAGGCGTCTACCTGAATATTGACGATATGCCAATCCCCGTACCAGGTATCTACGGCACTCAGGTCCGTCTCTATAGCAGCCCGATTGCTCTTACCAAAGTCTAGGAACACCCGGTTTCCATCCAGGCCCCAATAACATTCACGATTGAACGTGGCGGTTCCGAAGTTCATGACCGCTGACTTGGCGGATGTGGTGTCTGTGGTTGGGTTGGTTTTCTTCAGCGCAAAGAACAGTTCACAGGTATTTTCCTGGCCGGAAGGCATGTCCGGCCCGAAGGTGGCGCACTCAATTCCGTCATCATGAAACAACGCCCTGCCGCCTGAAATGGTGGGGAACGTCCGGCCTGTGGTTTTAACAAAATGATGTCCATTACCTGAAACGTCATCCCATTGGTCTGCGGTACCCCCAGGCCTGGATGCGTCCAGCCAGAGTTTCATACCACTCAGCGGCACGGCTGGTTCGTATGACATGAACAAAAAACCTTCACGGGAATCCGTAGAGTTATGCGGTGGCAGGTAGTTTTCGGTGACTGAGCCAGCGAACATGCCGGCCTTATCTTTGCCCCACAGCGGAATGACAGCATCATCACCCTGCGAGTTTTCCACCGTCACAGAAGCGTCACTGGTTTGATCTGCTCTCAGGTTGGTCTTGCCCCGGAACTCAATGGCCTCACCCTTGAGAATGAACAACCGGTCCATGCCTTCCTCAATCTTGGCGCCATGGAAGGCTTCGTATGGAACAAAGTCCAAGGGCTGGGCCAGTTCTGTAAGGCGATTGATGACAATACGAGCGCCTGAAGGTGGAGCCACCGCAAACAGCACACCGTTGTCTTGCTTGGTGTATTCGACCTGCTGACCATCCACGGACACCCAAACATCAAAGTCGTAGGTGGTTGAAAAGTTGTATTCAAAGAACGTGCGGACCCCATCCCCGACATATTCGGAGAGTGATGTGTTTACAAGTGTGGTCATGGCTCTATGGGTGGTGGTCCACCGCCATCGTCGGCAGATGATTCATTGGTGACGCTCAGATTCAGCTCCATGCTGGATGCAGAGCTGTCTGCTGCGCCGTTCTTCTTAATCTGGATTTCCCATTCACCTTGCCTGAGAACAGGCTCTGATACCGCGCTGGTGACGTTCAGTGACCAGGTGCGATTAAATTGCAGGCTGTACCACTGATTCAGGTTTCCTTCACCGGCCCCATTCGGTGCGCTGCCGCTCAACAGCACCACGCGAACCAGGAAGTTTTCAGGGTCTGGCGGGGTTGGTGCTGAGTCGTTCCAGTCTTTCGGCCAGCCAAACTGCGAAGTACCGTTGTGGTCTTCGAAGGTCATGGTTCCATCATTACGGGCTGTGAAGCGCAACTGAGACAACGGCGCGTCCGTGGCAATCGCCACGCCCGCAAACGGCCCAGCAGGCAAATCAATCTCCGAGGAAGTTGGCGGCTCATCCCCGCGCTGCGCGTGAAGCGTGATGTTTTTGGTCACAATCAAGCCATCACCGTCATCCACCTCCATGGTGGCCTCAACCGTGAAGTCGTCGCCATCATCTGGCGCCCGGACTTCGTAGCTGTACTGGTAGCCATTCACCCAGTCCAGTTGTAACCAAACACCCAACAATGAAGCCGCTGTAGTACCCACCAGTTCCGCCGTATCGCCTGATACAGCCGTTATCCTTACCAGCTCGGAACGGTCAGCAGGATTGCCATAAAGCTCGTTGTACTTGCGGTTTGAGTTGTCGTTCGGCAGCCCTTCCCAGCCCTCTACCCTTCCGGTATCTGGACCCACTTCCAAAGTAATCCTGAAGGCCACCTGTGCCTCTGTATCGGATGTGATGTTTTCTAAATCCCAGGGGGATGAAGAGAACTCAAAACCGGGATTAGTCGTGGAACCTGTAACCTCGGCAGTAAAGTCCACCGTCTTGGCGACCTCGGTCCCACCTACCGGTGAGCCACCACCATCATCCTCGGCAATCTCGAACGTGCCTTCTGCCTCTTCGGTCTGGCCCTCTACCGTCTCGCTGACCGTCCACTCTGGAAGGGTTGTCACATCCACCCAGCCGGACGGACCGGATATCGTTCCGCTTACCGTGGTCATGCGGCAGATAAATTGCCCGGAAGAGCCTACAGGCGGCTGTAGGGCCTGTTCAGACTGCGTGACACCGTACCAACCCCACTCGACCTTGCCTGTGGCATTGGCGAAGCGGAAGAACGCCTCTGCGGTACCTGGTGCCTGTACGGAATCGCGGGTTTCCACCGCGCTGGTGGTCATCACGATTTCAGGGTCGCCCACGACTACATTGGTCGGCCAAATCTCCCGCGCAAAACCACCACAGGCCACCAGAATACGGTCTGCGTTTTGTACCTCACCGTCAAAAGCAACTCTCGCCACCTCGCCGTACTTAACCCTGCCTTGCGTTACAGGCGCGATACCCTTGGTCATGAAGTCACTTGTTCATTGAAGGTAATGGTGCGCGTGACCTCGAACGCTTCATCTGCTGCACCTGCACCATTGTCTGGCGCGATTCTCAGCGTGGCGTTGGTGTCCTTGGTGCCTATGTCGTACTGGTAGAACAGCCAAGCGATACCGGAACCGCTGTTCACCCAGGCGTCTACCCATTGGTTGACCGGGGTTGACGTGTTTGGAAGTGAACCGCTGTTGATATCCAGGCGGACCCACATTTGTTCTACGCCGGTTGGCGCGGTCTCGAACAGCGGATTAACCAGCTCTGCGGTATCGGTCTGCTCAACGGCGATAGAGTAGTTCGCGGAGATTTGCAGGGTAATGCCGGTAACCGCGTAACCCTCACCCGCCTCAGACTGAACGCTGGACAGGTCAAGCTGCGTGGTGGGCATCAGGATGCCGTTCTCAGGTGCCGGTGCGCTGCCATCAACCTCAATCCACATATAGCCATCTGGCTTGGTGGTCGCCGCCCCATCGGCCGGTGCGCTGTTGGTAATCTCGCCCATGAATACACCCGCATATTGGCCAGCGCATTCCCATGGGTTAATCGTGGCATCCTCGCCTGCGGTGTTGGTGATATCCACGGCTGCAGAACGCTGAGTCACCCCAAGATCCACGTTGCCATCAAACACCCGACCACCGTCAATAATCTCCTGCAGAATGAAGGTGTCCTTGTCCAGCCCGGCCAGTTCGTGGGTATCGACTGGGAAGGGTTCGTCATCTACATAATCGGTTTCCTGATTCACTGGGGTACTGCGGAAGATATGAACCTCATCGGTAGAGTCCAGCGGTTCAGGGAACACAATGTCACCACCGGTCAGGCGGTCGTAGTTCTCCAGCTCGTACTCAATGCCTTCAGTGATATCCTCATCATTCAGCCGCACGTAGATATCGCCCGAATCCAGGGACGCGAAGGCAAAGGCGAAAACAGTGGTGACCCCATTACCTGAATACTTGATATACGGGGTTTCGATTTGTACGGTCATGGCGTGTAGCCCTCACTCTTGTCACGTCTGCGCCGGTTCGGTTCGGCTCCAATTTGTTCAGCGATAACTTGCTCCATTTCATTCAGCCCTTGGCGCAGATAAAACATATTCTGGTAGGGCAGCAGGCGGCGAAGCGCCCGGATATCGGACTCTTTCACACCATCGGCTTCGGCCAGGTTCTGCACCACATTGCCAACATCTTCGACATAGCCGAATGAAGGCCCCATGAGCGTGGACAGTTGGTTGCGGTAGAAATAACGTGAACCCTCTTTCATGGCCAGCGAGTCAGACAACTGGCCCATCAACATGCGGTCAGTGATGTTGAATAACTCCATCGGAACAGTGGCAATACCGGAGCGATCGAGGCCGGCGCGCACCCAGTCCTGCATGGAATAGTCATCCATCTCATCACCACGCCCGGAAATGTTCAGGCGTACCCATTCACTCATCATGCCCAGGCCAATGGCCCCGATAATCCCTTCAATGGCGGCTGCATCCTTGCGGCCAATCTGTTGCGCCAGCGGAATGAATACCTGGTTATGTGCGGCCAGGAAGAAGCTCTTAAACTGAAACAGCGCCTTGCCCAGTTCGGTGGACGCGAACAGTGGTCTATCCCCTATACCCGGCGTCACAATGGTCTGGTCCACGTCTTTCAGAAGCACCTTTTCAAAGTGCCGGGCCGCTTCCCTGTCTGCCCAGTCCATGGTGTTGGCGTTCCAGGACCCCGCCAGCTTCTCACCATGCTCACGCGATTCCTTGGCAATCCGTTTTGCCATGGCCGCATCTATTCCGGCCTTAGCCAGTCGTTCCTGCCGCCTGGCGCTGAGTTTGGAATACTTCAGGGCATCGCCAATGAACCGATTCTGCGCGGTGAACGCCGCCACTCGCTTGGCGTTGCTATTCCACCAGTTCATGGCCGAATGACGCGCAAAGGTCCGAGTCCAGCGGTCCATGCGCTTACCAAGATAATCCGTGTCCGCCATGGCGTGAACTCGAGTAGACAACAGGGAGTCCACCCCGATACCCATTTCCTCCAGCACCTTGCGGTCCAGCTTGGTGTTTTTCGCGTAGTACAGCAGTTGGCGCGGCAAAGCCCTTGCCCATGCGGACGCGCCGTGCTGCATGATGGGCCTGGCCACGTCTGGAATGGCCGATATGGTCATCATCCCCAGGTTCGCCATGAACGTGAGGCCGCGAGACAGGCGCATGAAATTGGTCAGTCGCTTACCCTCAGCTTCAGGGTTCAGGCTGCGGCCCAGTAGCAAATCACGTACACCGTGCACGTCATTGATGATTTTCTTCTCTTCACGGCGCAGCTTGCGGATGGTCTTTTCATCCGCTCCATCACGCAGCCGGGCATACTCGCCTTTAATGTTGCTCACCACGTTTTCCAGCTCGTGGTCACCAAAGGCCCGTTTTAACTCCAGCTCCGGAACCGTTTCACGCAAATACCGCTGCATGATTTCATCCACGTTGGATATCAGGAAAGGCTCCAACTCGTAATCCGAAATCGACAACGTGCGGTCTTTGATGCGCCCGGTGCTGCCAACAATGTTTCGGGGAAGTCTGCCGTGCGGGGTTCCCAGTATTTTGTCTGTCACGTCATCAGCCAGCAGGGCCGCTTCGTCTTCGTCTATTCCGTCTTTGACGAAATTCCGGATGAGCATTTCCCGCCACTCAGACTCCTGCTTTTGAATCTTGTGCGTGTCGTACAAGCGAGGCAGGTACGATTCTGCAAAGTCCGTGGTCAGGTCTTCAGGCAAATCACCCAACTCCTGAAACCCCTTGGTAACCGGGCTGATAACATCCTTTCGCAGCGCCCTGGCCGCTTCTGCCACTTCCGGGATCTTGTGCGTATCACCGCGCCTCATGGCCTTACCGACTTCTTCCAGGAAGTCCGGGAAGCTCAGTTTTGAGCGAACCTTGGCCGTGGTCATGGTGCTGGCCTTAGCCATTTTCTGGTACGCCTCATTAACGGTACGCACCGCACTGGCGCCCATGGCGTTCTGCTTTCGAATGACTTCGACTTCCACCGGTATCTCGGTAGCCTTGCCCTGCTTGTTTTTGCCCAGGTAGAAATTATGGCGAAGCATGACATTGGCGAAGTTCCGCGCATACGCGCTGGAAGACTTCAGCAGGCGTGTGACCGGTGAAAACGCTGGCCCTACCCGGCCAGTGCCTTCCTCGGACTTGGAACCGCGCAGCGTCCGGGCTGCACCTACGTCCTGCAAACCACCGTCTTCGGCATTGATTCGCAGCTCTTCAGCCGCCTCATCAAGCTGTTTCAGGGTGTTTTTCGTACCAGCGCCCGCCAGTGACCCCAAAGCCCCACCTAGGAGCGTTGTAGCCCCTACCGCGAACATGGACTCCTGCCAGGTCCGTGTGGGGTTAGTAGCGTGGAGGATTGATTCAGTTGCCGCCGCCTCTGCCCCACCAAAACCTGCCACCGTGGCACCGGTCTTGAGTGCGCCACCGCCTGCTCTTGCAACGGCACCACCTGGAATAAACATCATCGGCAGCATTACCGGGTCAGTCATGCCTGCAGCGGTGCTCCACAACAGCCCCCGAACACCTTCGCCGGCCAGTAAATCGCGGTCTGATATGCGCCGGTCAATCTCGGCCATCTTCATTTCAAGCTGGTCCGGGGAGCGAACGTCCAGGAAATCAGCCGAGTACATAAGGTACTTGTCCGGCAATCCGTCATAGGGATTGAAGCCAGGCTGGTCTGGTTCATCTGACTGGTAGTGCCTGGACTCCACCCACGAGGAAAGCGGGTTTTCTGTTCTCAGTGCGGCTGCGGCCACGTCCAGGGTTGACGCCCTTTCGCGCTCCATGATTTCCGGATGGGCAGGCAGTGCTTTCAGGGCTTCTTCCCCTGATGCCTCTACCCACTGCGCTTTCATCAGAACTTAATCTCTTCCAGCTTGGTACGGTTGGCCTCGCGCTCCATTTCCAGCGCCTCAATGCGCTGCGTTCTCAGGTTGCGCCAGCGTGATTCCTGCGGCTTGGAGTAGCCAGAAACCTCCATGGCGAACTGGATATTTTTGATTTCCTTTTCGATTGCCTCGTTACGGCTTTCAATGCGTTTGATTTTGTTCTCGGTGACCAGCTCATCTTCGATGGTGTTCATGTCCACCGGAACAGTCAGCACCTCAATGCCGGATTCGGACACGCGAGATACCGGAACCTCGCCCACATACACCCTGAACCGCTGCTCATTGCCTTCCGGCTTCATGGGTTCAAAGCGGATGTCATCGTCATCCACTTCACTCAGGGGCTTGCCGTTGATTTTCAGACCCCGTGCGGACTCCCTGGACGCTTCCACGAGGCTGGGGCGCATAACCTTGGCCTCACCCTCTACCCCGTACCGCTGAATCTCCCAGCGCCCGTTGATGTTGGTGCGCTTCCAGTTGTTACGGATGGCCTCAGATGCCCTGTACTGAGCGGCTGCAGGGTCGCCTGTGGATTCATAAACACTTCGGTATACCTTCCCATACTCCACGCGCATCCGCTTAGGCGCGTCCGGCTGCGCTGAAAAGATGCCAGGGTCGTAATGTTCATCCACGAAATCACCGAACACGCCATCAAAGCCCGGCCTCAATTCGTTTTCGTACTCATCCAGCCGGGCAATGCGTTCAGCCTCATCCACGCTTCCCGCTTCCCAGGCGGTTTGTGCTGCCATGGCGGGTTGCATACCGCTTTCCGCCAGCATGTGCACATGGGCATAAAGGTCTTTCGCCTTTGAGTCGATTTTCAAATCAGGGCGGACGCCTGGGTCTGAATTAATCGCCTTCCACAATGGATAGTTCTGAGCCAATGATTCCTGGTTTGATGAACCCAACTGCAACGCCCTTGATGTGGTTTCTGAGGCCACCTTGGCCTGGCGTGTGGTCTCGGCAATGAACTGAATCTGTTCTTCCGGCTCCATGGTGGACGCTACGCGCAGCTCGTATTCCCCCAGCGCCTTCCGGTGCTTCGCGTCATCCGGCACCGAGCCATTGGCCAACATGGCCGGAATGTCTGCCTGAACCGCCTGGTTTTCCAGGCCGGCTGCGATTTTGTTCAACAGCGTGTTGCGCCTGGTGACGGTTTCAGGCTCTGAAGGGTCGCCATACTTGCCGGCCTTGTATGAAGCATTCAGCTCTTCAAGGCTCATGTACCCATGTTCAGCGCGAACCGCGTCATCGCCATAGGCAAGCAAATGTCCTGCGGCCTGTTTCTCGGATTCCGCCCGGCGAACCGCGCCCCATTCCGTGCGTTTTTCCTCGGCGCGGTCAATGGCCATGTCCCGTTCTTCGTCGCTCAGGTTTGTGTATATGCCTTCACGCTTCATCAGGGCCGCGATTTCAGCATCACCAGCATCTTCGCTCATGGAATATGCCTGGTCCACGCGCCCAGCCACCTGGCGAACCACATGCTGAGACTCTGCCTTATCGACCTCGGCCAGTGCTTTGTCTATCTGGTCTTGCCCCACCAGGTCTTTGGCCATGGTCGCAGATAGCAGAAACCGGGCGCCCTGGTAATCACCACTTTCCAGGGCTTCTGAAACGCCCTGGTTCAGCTCGGCTGTGGCCTGCTCTACCCTTATCTTCCGCTTGGCGCGGGAAACATCAAGCTTGTGGTCTTCAATCTCTTGCGCGAATGCCTGCTCAAAGTGGCCGCGAAAGCTCGCGTTCTTCAGTTCAACGCTTTTCCCACGCGCCTCAGTCAGAATTTCATCGGCACGTTTCTGGTATTCATCCGGGTCGGTCAGCCCTTCATCTTCCAACTTCAACAGATTGCGTCGGGTTTCCGCCTGAATCCCTTTGGCCTTCAGCTCATCTGCGGCCAGTTGCTGGCGGACCTCGAACTGTTGGTGTTCATCCAGCGCACCCACCGCCGCATTAGTCGCCCCCGTAATCGCCCCGAACTTGGCCAGCTCGGCACCAGCGGCCTCGCCGGGCGTTATGGCGCTTGCTCTTTGTCGCTGGCGCTCACCAACAGCCCTTGATGCCAGACTGATACGCTGCTGTCCGAGGTTTAGCTTCATTGGTTATCTAATGTGGGGACCAATCAGGCTGAACATGTTGGCGAACTGATTGGCCGCACTCGAGTAGCTGCCGTATTTGGCCTGCTTTCCAACCAGGTCACCACGCGCCAAAGCATTCGCAGCACGAGACGCCCCGGCTTCCCTGGTTACGTTTCTCAGGCGCTCGTATTCGCTCGCCTGTGTCGCCAAAACCATTAAAGGAGAGCCTGAATCCACCTTCACGCCAGAACCGGCCACGGACGCGATGGTCTCGCCACGGACCACCTCTTCCTCAACACCCAACTGGCGAATTTTCTCATCCGTGACAATGCCTTCAAGGCGCGCTTCTTCAGCGGCCTGCCGGTCTGCCGCTTTCTCGGCCTCACGCCCACCAGCCAGGCTGGCAATAGCGCCTACCCCGGACAGGATTCCGGCAATGATTCCAAACATGAATTTCTCCTATGCGTTATTCGATTCGAACCGCCCGAACATGCCCACCACATGCAGTGGGTAGGGTCCGCTCGGTTTAATGGGAACTGAGCCATCCTCGTGGCCCACGTTCGAGAACTCGTGGTCTTGCAAGCCTGTCCGCTGTGTTTCAGCCGTTCCCATCGGTGTGGATGGGGTTCTGTCAGGCGGTAACTCTCCATCCACTTCAGGCAGTGATGAGTCCAGGCAACGGACAGTCAATTCAGGCCATCTGCGGTCCATGCCAAAACCAATCCCCATGGGATGGCCGCGCACCACTTCCTGCGTATGAATCAGGCTATCTTCGTGGTACATCAGCCCCACCGTGAACTCTTCACCGTCGCGGTCTTCAGGCAGCAGGATTAAGCCGTTATCCACCGTATAAGTGCCTTCCAGGAGTGCATCACCAATCAACACACCCACTTCCCGGCCCTCCAGGTGGTCAATGCCGGATATCTGCTCACCGGTGACCGTTCCCGTTACCCAGGCGTCCATGTGGCAAATGCCCTGTGAGGCATAGGTGCCTGAACCAAACGTCCGGGTTGGATACGGCATGTGTTCCAGGTAGTAGCTGTCACCACGCTCAACCACCAGGTACAGCTCTTCTTCCTTCGTCGTGGCGTTGTAATACGCGCAAATGTCATGAATCACGTCATCGGTTCCGGCGCCAGACCAGGGAACGGACTCGGCTGACTTGTTCATGCCCATCATGACCAGCTCACCGTCTTCGGTGAGCATGAAAAGCACCACTTCAGGCACATAGAACGGCACCACACGCTTGATTCCTGGCGCGAGCAAGTGTTCAGCCATCCACGAGGCTTCAAGGGATGAGAAGCTGTTGTAGTCCCGCACGTAACGGGTTGCACGTAGCTTCGTCTGCCCTTGCTCCACATAGAACAGCTCGGTATCAATCACCACCGGTTTGGTGAAGTAAGAACGCGCACCGTTCTGTTTAACTGCTGAGATGTCGCCCGGACCCAGCGACACCTCAGCAGAGATATTCCAGTCGCCTGATGAAGTACCAATCATCAGGTTCAACTGCGAGGCCATCCAGCGAATGGCCGGTGTGTCCGTGGTATCCAATGAAAACTCAAACGGGTCAGAAGCATTGGACCCACCAATGAAGTCGTCATACGAGGCAATACGCGAACCCCACAGCGTGGTGGAAGCGTCCTTCGCGCCGGCCAGAATCAACCGCTGCTCGTGGAACACGCCAACTGTAGGAAAACCCCTATCCCATGGCGCATAAACCGTATCCTCGGCCCAGTCATTGCTGGAATCGTGCTGCCAGGCCCACCAATCCGGTGCAGTGGTACCCAAATCTTCCCAGTAGTCCGTCCAACTTGAGCCGGAACCGGGTTCGTCTATGTCATCCGCCACACCGTCTGATTTGTGCGGCTGCAGGCACTTGTAGTAGTTCGAGCCGTTCTGCACCACATACGGGAATGACCAGGCCGGCTCTTCACCTGGATTCAGTATCCCTGTGGCCTCAATGTCAATTGGCCCTGCGTTGTCCGGGTCGGTGGGGTACAACACCATGTCCCGGCCAGCGTTCTCACCAGTGATGGTGACTTCATACACGGAACCAGGGGTGGTAGTACTCACCGCCCCTATCGTGGTTCCGGCCCCTTGCAAAAGCGAAATGGATGACAGCGCGTTGAATATGTCGGACTCGTTCACCGTGTCATCCGAAGAAAACCGCCAGCGTATCGGCTGGGGTTCAGGCAAACCGGATTCGGCCAGAATGCCGCCATAACTCACCACGTACTCATCAAACGCCGCAAAACTGTTGAAGGTGATTTCGTAGGTGGTGTCCGCACTCGCCACGCTCGGAGATTTGCGGTCCTTGTACTCGGTGACCGGGATCTTCGAGAACTCCAGTTCCTCAGTGGTAATCTCGCCATCGCTGTGCTGCGTGATGTAGATAGGCGGATGATTCACCTGCAGGAGAATCCCCAGCCGCTCCTGGTTGGTAAACCACAAAGCCGACAACTCGGCCAGCGTGTAATCGTTGGTCCCGGTATCGCTCAACAGCGAATCATCTACCCGAAAGCGAAGACTGCCCTCTTCCACTTCTATGAGAATGTCGGACTCATCCCCGCCCCGGTGAAACTGGAACGTGCGGAATAGCTGGTCTTGAGTCGGAACATCCACCTTCCGCATACCCTCGCGGAACATGGCCCCGCCCTGTGGCGTGACCACGAAGTTACGCAGGGTCCGGCAGGACTCGTTATATTTCGGCGCGTCCGCTCTCAGTGAGGCGCGGGGAGATAACTCGCCACCCGCAAAGGAAAGGCGAGCCTGCTGGGTTCTCACCAGCGCCTTCCCAAACGGGCTTTTTGCATAGACCGGTTGCGCAGGCGGCGATTGCGGCCCCGCGATCCATCACGAGAGGCCGCTGCGCGTATCAGGGCTGCAAATTCTTGCTTCAGGTCATTGCGAAGCGAACGGTTGCCCCTCAGTGGCACCGCCAGCTTCATGGCCAGGCGAGCCACAAACGCCTCAACAAACAGTGGCGTGAAACTGCCTTCATCCTCCACCCGGCGAATGCCCCGGCAGTAGATAACGGAATCATTGGTCAGGATGTAACCAGACTCTTCGGTCCAGTCCGCCTGCTCTGAAGGGTCCGTCACTGAAGCGTTCGGGTCACAGTCCACCGTCACCACGCGGATAATGTCGCCCGGCACCTTGAAGGCGTAGTCATAGCCGTACTCAGGGCCGTCAGAAGACTGTGCTGGCGTGAACCGCTTGACCGCAAAAGACCACTCGTAGGCTTCCAGTGCCGCATCACGCGCCATGCCGTAATGGGTTTTGACCGCTATCGCCTCTTTGCTCGTGTCTTCAATCGAGGTAATGCGATTAGCCCCAATCATGTCCAGGGCAGCATTGGAAATGTCTACACGTTCTGACATCAGAAGTAGTGCTGCAGGTCTACGCCAGAACCTTCCTCAGCCAAGATGTAGTTGCTGAGAAAATCGGGAGCCGTGATGTACGTGAAGATAATGTCCAGTACAGCGCCGGTTTCGTTGTCCTTGATTCTCAGAATGCAGGTGTCGCCGTTGACGAAATCTACACCTCGCAGCTTGACCACCTTGATGCCCTGGGTAGGGAAAGCTCCTATCTGAAGGTTTCTCAGGCCAGTGTCCTTAATTTTCTGGCGAATCTGGCCACCGTACAGCTTCTTTTCGTGGCCAACGCGGTTAAACCTAACCCCGCCGCCCTGTACGCCGACATCAGAACTGAACGCTTTCACACGCTCACCGTCCACCATTTTGAACAGGACCATCCTGATGTCTTTGCTGGTGATGCCGAATTGAGAAAGGCCCACAGAGCCGTAAGCCCTTTCTCCAAACCTTGCTCCGAACAGTTTTTCCTGTGTAGTTTCAGTCTTTTTGCTCATGGTAAATGTCCTCCGTGGTCCAGCCCTTGCGCGTGTCCCGCTTCATGCCCAATGCAGTAAAGGGCATTCCACTCGGCACTCAGGCCGTTGTATTCAGAAAGCACGCGGCCAAATTCGCGCACCCTCCATATATCTCCGTGGTTTTCAGGCAACATCGTGGGAACGTGCAGCCCTGCAGGAATCTTCAGTTCATAAGAGCCCGCAGAAAGGGTCGGATACTCGCGCAACACAATCTGGCCCTTGTCGTAGCAACATACCCTTCTGCAGCGGGCATCCCGCTCTTGCGTACTCACCACCATTTCCACTTCCTGTGGGAACGTTGTGAATGTCGCGCAGGCGCAAAGGGCCGCGCTCAATAGAGCGAGGAAAATGGTTTTCATGGGTCTCTCCAGTTAAGAGTTATGACCAGGGATTGTCGTAGACGCGCAAATTGGACAGAGCCGCGCCGGTACCTATAGCGATGACCTTGCCGCCTGTTTCGGTTTGGTTAAACGATTCGTCAGCAGCTTTTCTGCCAATACTTAACCCGTTGCTTCTGGCAAGGCTATGCCCAATCCTTATGTTCTGCGCAGTGATGTTCCAGCCCTTTCCGTCAGCCACTGTTGTCACTACAGAATCCAGCACGGTGTCTGAGCCTAATTCCCGCTTGATCACAAAGCCGTGACCATCGCTATTAAGCTCAAACGCGATATAGTTGTCGTCATCAGTGTACCTCAAGGCAACACGCACTAGCTGGCCTGGGTCCGGGTATGAATTAATATCGAATTGAATCGCGCAATCAGCTGTGCAATCAAACACATCCCCTTCAGAAACTGAGATCGCACTCCTGTCAATATCAGGAGCAACAAGCGTCATGGCTGCTATTGTTATGTCACCGCCTGAATCTGTGTACATAAACGGGTGGATTCCGTTTTCAGGCTCGGAATCCCAATCGTTGAGAAAAACTGCAGTCCTGTAAGTTTCAACACTCCTATACGAAAGAATCCCACTCGGATCATTCGTTGCTGCTTCTGGCGGCGGATGCGCTGCAACATCTCCCGATTGATTACCATTCCTGTATCGGATAACAAAATCTTGCGTACCCGCCGAATCGTTGGAAACGATATCGAATTGAAGAATAAGCAGCCGATCTTCAAGGTCATCACCCTTTCTGCTATCAAACTCCAGTCGCTCACTGGCACCAGAGCTAACATCATCCAACCGGCATGTGCCGCCCCCAATGGTTACGTTGGGGCCATGAGTCCACCCATCTGAAGAATCAAACGAGCCAATGCCTTCGAGCAGGTCACTTGAACCACCAATCAGCCCCTCACACCACGCCTGTTTCCACATGGTGGGAAGTGCGGCAGGCGTACAGCCAATCGCTATCAGGTACTCACGAGCTGCGGTGTTGAAGTGGTTGGACGTGGCACCGTTCGCCTGGAAGTAGGCAAGCCACAGTTTGTTGATGTGACCGGTCTGGCCGGTTTCGGTTTCCAGCCACTCACGCATGAGCGTGTTGATATGGCCAGTGGACCCTGTGAGGGTTTCAAGGTGGACCCGCTTGCAGGTCTGGCGCTGGCTCATTACTTAGCCTTCACCTTGGGACGTTTGACTTTCTGTTTGCCGAATGGCTTCTGAACAGTCTCTACAGCTTTCTTCGCTGCAGCCTTCTTCGTGACTTTCTTCGCCGTTCGCTTGGTGGTTTTCTTCGCTGGCTTCTTTGCCATGATGAACTCCTGAAAAAGAGAGGGGGCTTTCGCCCCCTCAAGACCCTGTGGCTTACGGGTTGGTTGCGTCAGCTACGCGCATACGAACAACGTGCTCGTCCTCAATCCGAACCGCGCCAGCGGTGAACTGAGCGTAAGGACGCCAGGCGTAGGACAGGCTTGGGTCTTTCTCGACCTCAGTGATGACTTCCTGCGGGCAGTGGAACCCAATGGCGTTCTGCTTCATCAGGAAGGCGTCACGCTCACCGGATGCACCAGTGATGCGGGTTGACAGAACCCAGTTGATGCCGAACCAGCCAGCGGCGATTTTGTTCTGCATCAGAGCATTCGCAATCGCGTAATCGCTGGACGTGACTTCAACCTCACCCAACAGCTCGTTAAGCTGCTGTGGACCAATCACGCCAATGGTGGCCAGATCCTCGTCAACGTCTGCCTCGTTGAATACCTGGATAGCGTCTTTGACCAAATCAAAGGTCATGGCGCCAGTGCCGTCGCCAACGGTCTGCCCCGCCGGAAGCGCAACATTGCTCGGCGCGTTGGTCGCGTCGTTGTTGCGTACCGAGTTGAGGGCATTGCCAAGAGCGGCGGTGATAACCAGGTCATCCTTCTTGCGGCCCATGGTCATGCCCAGGGACTTCACAATGTTGGAGTTGGGGTCTGCCAGCATCTGGAACGGGTCTTCCAGCTCGGTGACTTCCGCATCGTTGTACGGCTGTGCCAGGGCAATCCTGCGTGACCAAACACGGCCACCCTCGGGGGTTGCCATCTTGCGGGTCTTGGCTGATGCCTCGGCGTCACCCAGGCGGTCCCAGTTACCGGTCTCTGCTGCTTCGCTCAGATGGTCGGTGAACGGGATGAGCTTGGAATACTTCTGCTGTGAAAGGTGGCGAACATTCGCCTGAAATGCGTCCTTGCGGACTTGCTGTAAAGTTGCATTAGACATGATGTGTCCTCCATTAATGCGTTTAAAATCAAACGTCTATGGAGGTTGTCCATCATGTGATGGGCCTCACTGCGCTGCCGGATGGGCGCTTGCGCGTTATCCAGCGGCCAGCGGGATGTGACGTATCAGGCTGCGGTTGCGGCCTTTTCCATAAGGCGCATCCTCTTTCGGTTCAGCGCCTTGTACTCATCGCTGCCATATGGCACTTCGCCACTGGTCAGCTTTTTGAGAATTTCGTTTGCCTGCAGCCCTGCCTCTTCGGCTGTGAGCTGCGGCGTTGGGTCATTCGGTTGGTGTGCGCCCTGCGGGTCTTGACGGAACTTGGTGCTGATATTGGCCAGCAACACCACCAGCTCAGGCGTCAGGTGCTCTACGGGCAGGTCCGCGTGGGCAAACTCTTCAATCAGCGCAGTAGCGGCCTGCACACTGGCGTTTTCAGCCGCGCCCAGGATTCGGGTCATCTTCTGTGCCTTCTCGGCTGTGATGGCCTCTGCCTCTTCCACTAGCGCCTGGCGCTCTTCGTTCAGGTGCTTGGTTACACGCTCGAACTGGTCGGCGGTCAGGTTCCCTGCCAACGCCATAGCCCTCGCTTTGCCCTGCGTGGCCTCGTCAAACTCAACGCCATCCGGGATCACGTAACCATCGGCCTCGGCTGGGGCGCCGGCCCACTTCCAGAACTCATCGTTACCCGGCTTGACCGTCAGCGATGGGTCAGCCTTGATTAAGCTCTGGCGAAATGCCTCTTTGTCTTCTTCTGGCGCATCCGGGCCTGGTACCGATACAGCACGGCCCATTTTCGCCTCAAGGTTGACGTAACTCTCAGCCAAAGAACCCACGTCCTTGAACTTCGTGAGGGTTTCGCTTGCGCGTAAATCTTCGTTCTCAATTTGTTCCAGCCACTCGGCCATTTTCTAACCTCTTTTTCATATCAAGCCATACATTCTGGCCACCGATTCCCATGCCTGTGGCGATGGGATCTACGGCGCCATCTCGGGTTTGCCGTGCCGGTGAGCGATACCCGTACTGCTCTTCCAGGTACCTCCAGCACATAGCCGCTTCTCGTGGCCCGGCCTGCCCTGTAATCCACAGGTAAAAGGCCCGGTCCAGCTCGCGGTTCTTCTTCTGTTGGGCAACCACTTTTTCATGGGTTGCTTTGTTTCTCTTTCTCATTCTGTCGCCGCCTGTTCTGCCTCAGCGGCAGTCTTGACGGTCTCGGCACCAGTCTTCAAAACCTCTGCCTTGGAAGCGGCCTCCTGCATCTCCTGGCGCTTCTCACGCATTGCTTTCATTTCATCTTCATCGGTCAGCATGGAAACAGGCACACCACGAACCTCGGCAAGATGCCGGGCGTATTCGTCTTCATTGACGTTATCCAGAACGGTGGGCTTGGCTTCTGCAACCGCCATCAGCCCTTGCATCCATGCCTCAATGGACACGGCCTGCTCGCCTTTCTCGGCGCGCGGCAGCGGCGATGTGTACTCGATGTCTATGTCGGCCTCTTCAAGACCGTCAGGCAGCGGCTTGAGCTGTCCTGTGCGTAACAGGATCTTGACCAGGTTTTCCACCAGTGGGTCGAGCAAGTCCGTCTTCAGGCGTCCCAGTGTTGGCGCCATGTAACGGGCCATTTCCTCGCGCCTGGCCATAACCTCGGTGGCTGTCATGGCAGGGGAGTCTTTCAGTTCCAGCAGGTCAATGAAGAACGCCTTGCGGATGTCGTTCTGCATCCGGTTAATGGTCGCCTCTTCCTTGTCCAACGGCGAGGTTGGCAGCAGTTCCTTGAAGTCCTCCAGGTTGTCTGCAAACGTGATGCCGCCCGGTGTGATGTCATAGTCAGACAACAAATTGTTACCGGTTGTGACTACAGGCGGATCAATGGCCTTGGCCCTGGCTTCGTACACCTGTGCCACCGTTTCGTTGAGCATCCGAATATGTGGCAGCATTTCCATGGCTGGGGAGGTTCCCCACACGCTGCCGGCCACCTTGGAATAGCGCGGAATCATGACCGGCCAGTGGTAGTAGCCGCCCTCTTCCAGTGTTTCGTTGCTGCTCCTGAGAACGTACTGATACCCAACGGGCCGCGCTTCCGGGGTCAGCGGCTTGGATATGTCCGCGTCCTTGTCCCGGTAGTACACGCAGAACACCACGGTTTTTTTGGTGTCCACGTCATCGTCTTCAGTCACGTAGTCAAACCGGTCTTTCAGCTGCAGGTCGGTGTACTGAATTTCCCGGTACGTCCGTAACGGCTTGCCATCACCACCGTTCTCAAAGAACGTGTTGGACATTGACCAGGCTGTGAAGTCCACGCCCTCATAGTTGATGTCGTTCTTTTCTTCCATGAACAGCGGGGAAGTGGCGAATGTCACCAGGTCGTGATAGTTCTCCGCTACCTCGGTATCGAAGTCAGACTCCTGGAGCGCCTGCCATGCTCTGGTCTGCGTGTCCTCAAGCCATTCCTTGTAGGCCACATCGTCGTTCTTATCACTATCCCTGAAGCGAAGGCCAAACCATCGCACCGTTGGGCTGGTAATGGCGCCGTGCATCTTGGAGGCCAGCAGCTTGGCGCTCACAATCGCCGTGCTGTCCCATATCTCGTATCGAAGCCAATCCACTTCGCTCTCAGTGGACAAGTCCCTGTAGAACTCCCCACGATACGGCGCAACATAGTGCTCGATGTCTTGCAGCAGGTTATTCATGGAACTTCTGGCACTCTTCAGCGCCTGGTAACGCTGAATGATTTCCTTCGGTCCCATGTCGTTCATATTCGCCTGCGCTTGAGTGCTCTCATTCGGATGGTTTTCGGTTTCTTGTGCTGGTTGATACTGTTGTAAAACTCGGCTGTTTCGTCAGCCAACTGCTGCCGCGCTTTCTCCTGCTCGGACATATCTGCTGCTGCTTCATCGGCTGTCTGCTGCGCCAACCGCTCCAGCTCTGCCCATTCAGCGTCCGTGTACTTCAAAACCGTCCCAGCCTTTGGTTTGCCATTCGCCTGGTTTTTGGTGGCCTGCGCGGCCCCGCTCGTGGCGCCTCATACGCCACCGCCATTAATCCAAACCCATCCGCCCCATGGCTGGCCCAGTCATGTTCTGGTCCCAGTCCAATGTTGCGGTTTTCATCCCATTTCTCGTGATACCAGCCCAGTGCTTCAAGACCAGGCCGGCAGGTTTCTTCGTTGAACCAGCACATGGGGAATATCCGCCGTGCTTCTTCAATGCGCTTCATTGCAGCCCCGGTTCCCTGGTTGGGAATGACCGTGACTTTGTAGCCTGCGTCTTTGAATGCTGACTCGTAGCTGACGCGATACACGCGGTCATTGGTGCCGCCATCGTGCGGAAGCCAAATGCCCGTGTTGTCCGGCGTGTAGCCGCTGTTTCTTAGCCAGTGAAGGTGGTCGCCCAGCTCCTGCCCCACCGCCTCGTAGTAGTTCAGAACGCGAATCTCTCGCGCTACGAACTGAACCACCCACATAGCAAAGGCGTCTGACTTGGCCCCTGTGCCACCGATATCCACGTAAACGCGATAGGACAGCAGTGGGTCAGCCGAAACCCTGCCAATGCGCCCCTGAGCCTTTGCGGCTGCGAGGGCTTTGGCGTAGTACGCGCCCTTCGTGACCACGGCGTAACCACCATCCCATATGTGGTCGTACTCTTCAGGCTCGTTGTTCAGGCAGTCTTGGCGTTCTTGCTCAAGCTCTGGCGTGAACCAGGGATTGTGGTTCCAATTAGCCCGAACACTGATGGCTCCGGTTGGCGGCTTACCGCCTCGAAACATCATGTCAACAGGGTCGTTCTTCCTGCGCGGGTTCCAGCTAAAGTGCAGCTCTGAACCGGGTGCGCGGATAGTGGGCCGCAATAGCTTGAGGCTTCTTTCAGATAGCGTCTGCGCCTCTTCCACCCATGCCCGGTTGAAGCCTTCGAGCGACTTCACAGACTCGGCGTTGTGGTCGTTCATGCCATGGAACACAATGATTCCATCGCCTGGCGTGACTATTCGGTCATGGTAAATCTGAAAGCCTGAACCAGCCCGTAAAAGTCCAAGCCCCCGGATCTTGTCTTCCATGAGCTGCTTGGCTGAGTCTCTTAGAGACTTTTGCACCTCGCGGATGCAGACTGTTCTACACCCCGATATCCGGATTGAATCGTCTATCTCGTGGCCGGCAAAGAAGTGGGACTTCCCGCTGCCCCTTCCCCCGTATGCTCCCTTATACCGCGCCGCCTCCAGCAAAGGCACGAATACCTCTGCTGTCGGAATGTTGAGTGTGGTCACTCATCCCCTAGCGACATATCGGGACTGGCGTCTGAGCCTGGTCTTACAACCGTGCGGCGAACTTCCGTGATTTCAATTCCGCCCTCATGCTCGCGGACTTGTTTGTCCTGCCAGCCGAAGTTCTTCAAGGCAAATATGTCACCGCTGCGGCCTTGCTTACGCAATGACAGCTCGTAGGCGTTCTCAATCTTCAGCTTGGCCCGTAAAACGATATCGCCAAACTCTTCCTTGCGCTGGTAGTCCAGTAGCGTGACCCTTGAAGTATCCAGCGCGAGAGCCAAACCAGTGATGGTCCATTCCTCTTGCGGAGTCTCTTCCAGGTACTCATCAATCGCCCGTTGAAGGTCTTCGGGCTTTTCCCATTTAATGATTCCCGAAGTCACATTTTTTTACCGTGTAAGTTTAAGCGAAAGGAAACTGGCAATAAAAAACCCGCCGGGAGGCGGGTCTTAGTCAGTATTCCTAGGTTGCGCCAATAATAATTTACCTACGCATTCCAGTCAATCGAAGTGTCCGGCCAGTATTGCCTCTTCAATGCTGGACATAAATACTTCCCGCGTAATCTGCTGTGGTGAGCCTGCGTCAATGAAGGGCTGTATGCAGCCAGGATGGAACCACTCACGGCGTATGTGCCATTTGCTCATGAGTCGGTGAATATCTCTTTCCAGGTGTTCCGGTGGAATCAGTTTTGTGTAGTTGAGAACGTCCCTCTGCCGGTATGGTGCGATATAGAACGGTATGGTGATTTCTCGAGGGTTTGAGGTTACGATTCCGGCCAGCCTGTTGTCCAGGTTGTTCGCTACCCCAATCTTCACATGACCCGGACTGCCATCAAGCCGAGTTTCCTGCATGAAGTAAATGTGACTGTCTCTGCGTATCCGAACGTCCCATGTGTTCTCGCGTATGAGCCGCAGGCTTAAGACTGCATGTTCAAGGGAAGTCAGGCTTTCCGCTGCGTCACCCATAGAGCCTCACGCTGAGATAGGTCTGGTTCGCAACATTGGCCGCACCGATTGTGACCGCTACGCCGATATCAAATACCTGGAGTTTGTACTTGTCTCCGGATGAATGGTCTGGAACCAGGAAGCCGGGAATCATGGCCCCGCCTTCGTCCTGTGTGTTGTTACGGCTGGAGTAATTGCTGTTCTCTGCAATCTTTGAATAGCCGCCGCCCGTGTCCCTGAGAAGCAATACGTGGGTTTCGTTTCGATTGTTGGCGTTGTTCCAGCCCTGCACTACCACCGTGAAGTCTGGTACGCCTACAGCGTTGATAGTCAGCTCGCCCGTGGTTCCGTTCCATGAGTACGGCGTATCCGATACCGCTGGTGTTCCCCACATTCCAGCCAGGTCCGCGGCTGTGCCTGTGGTCAGTTGGCCAGTGCTTCCGTCATCTGCCACCTGGAATAAATCAATGGTTGCGCCACCGCCTCCACCACCTGATTCATCTTCCCAGTCAGTGTCAAAGTCTGTGCCGGATTGCTTTTTCAGAACTTGGCCTGTGGTGCCTCCAGTTGGAACACCTTGACCATCGGCCCCATCCGAACCTGCCGGACCCTGAGTGCCTTGCGGACCTTGAGCGCCATCGTTGCCTGCTGGCCCCTGTGCGCCATCCGCACCATCATTACCCGCTGGACCCTGCGCTCCGTCTGAGCCTGGTGGCCCTGCTGGTCCGCGCAAGTCTCGGCGCGTGAACTCTTTTTCATTTTTGGGATATTTCCGTGGCATTACGCGGCCTCCGTTTCCAGTATTCCAATGCTTCTCATGTGGTCACTGGCCTGGTTGAGTCCGCACTTCTCGAAATGTCTGGCCTGCTTTGTAACCTCACCCTGCCAACGTTCCAGTGTTCTCTGTGAGCGCCCGGTGTTGCCCACCCACTTTTCCCACTGCGGTTTTTCCAGCCTGGCCCACTTTCTCAAGACGTGTACACAGAATCCGCGTGATTGGCATTCGATGCGGGGAGCCAGCAACGCTATGGCTGTCCCCCTAGATTCTCGCTCTGGAATGTATTGCGCCTGTACCGCTCTGAGGTACGGTCCCTGTAGCGCGTCATGCAGAGCCATGATGATGTAGCTGGCCTGGATGATGTTTTCCTGCGCTGTAAAGCCAGATCCCGGCATTCGTGGCGTTAGTGTGCCTCGCAGCGCCCCTGCCTTTGATAGCAGGATGTATGCGTACCGAATGGCGTCTACTGCATCATTCATGTTTCTTCCTCAGTCGGTTCAGCATTGATAGAACTACGCCTATGAATGAAATGGCCTCGGCTGCGGTGTGGTATGTGCGGGTCATATCATCAGCCCCTTCTCTTTGAACTTGTCCTGCGTCTCTCTCAGGCCGCAGATAATCCGCTCCAGCATTTCCTTTTCCATCATGGATATTCGTGTCCTGCCATCAATTGCGTCATGGCAACCCGAACAGGCGTATACCGCGAAGGTGTCAGGCGGCTTGCAGCCCATACCGAAATGACCTATCCGGATATGGGCCAGCACCGTTGTCTCTGGATTGCCGTTACAGCAAATGAGCCTGAGAGAACACTGCTCGCCTTTGGCTGATGCGCGGAGTTTGTTCACTGCTTAACCTTCAGGCGCAGCATTAGGCTGTCAATGCTCGATTCATGCACTCCGTGGTGCATACTTGGCCTGGTCCAGCCGCCTCTACATTCGTAAAAGTGGCCGTGCAGAATTTCCAGCTCTACCCCGCTTTCCCTGATGGCCTTGATTGCCTTCTTCTCCCAATCGCTTTCAGGGGTCAGGATGACTTGGGTAACGCCTTCATCTACGTACAGTGCTGTTTTCATGTCCCGTACTGCCTCCCGCTATCAAAGAATACGCCCCACTCTTCAATGGCATGGGCCGCTACCTTGTCGCAGTAGTCGGCAAATTCCGCTGTAGTCAGCTTCGTGGTTGATTTCGGAAAGGGCTTGCCGTTCATGGGATTGGTTTCAACAGGGCAGAACTTCCACCTGCAGATTTCGTGTACGTGCTGCGGTGTTACGGCCTTTCCGGTGGATTCTGATATCTGCTCCGCGATGGGTCGGTATATGCCGCCCCACAGGTAGCTGTTCTGGCGTATGGTCCGGGCCTGCTTCCAGGGCTTCAGGGAAATTACCCAGCCTTCGCCTAGATCCAGCTTCTCGAAAAACTCCATGAGGGGCTTTCGCTGGGCTTCGGATTTGAAGTTCAGGGATTTCATTTGCCGACAATCAGGTACAGCTCTGCCAGGTCGTCTGACATTTGCTCTACCTGCTCCTGTAGCTGGTTTCTCTCTACCGTCAGGCAGATAACCCGCCATACCAGTACGGCGCTGAATATCGCCAGCAGAATGTTGATTGCGATGAGTGTGCTCATACCATTGCCAGTGCTTTTTTAAGGCGCCTATTTGGGGTCTTGCCCCCGGCGCGATGTGAAACCGCTTCTGCGGTGCGGTGCGGCACGTTCAGGTCTCGAAGCGTATGGAACACCACCTGTTGCGTGTACGCCTCGTATGGGTTGTGAATGCAGTTGGAGCTGGGGATGGCGACTATCTGGCAGTTGCGGTGGAACAGCTTCCGGACATTGGGGGTTAGCCGGGTCACTAGTAATTACCCTCATCCCAGTCACTCTCCGGAACCCATCTTGATTGCTGTAACAGGCTCCAGAGAGTCATAGGCAGGGGCTTGCCTTCCAAGACGTCCAGCATGTCCAACATGCCCTTCACGTACTGGTTTGCACCGTAGGCGGCGCGGAATCGCTCAACCTGCTCTCTGGCTTCTGCAGCCGCAGTCATTCCGACGCCCTCAGTAGCTGAATACCCCGATAACGGTGCGTGGTCAGTGATATCTGCCCCTTTGACTTCGCCTTCAACTGTTCTTCCAGGCGGTCATAGTCTTTCTTGTACAGCCGGGTTTGGTCGAAACGAACGTTGCGACTGCGGTAAAGGTCTGCAGCCTTGTCAATTTTTCCCAGCACCCGAAGCGCACCCTTTGAGATGCCAAGGGCTTCAGGAAAGAAGTCGCGGAATATCTGCTGCTGCTCGGTCATGCTGTTTCACCCATGATTTCAACGCGCCGCCGCCAGGCTTTACAGTCCGCCTTTCCGCTGCGGCAGCTTTCAATCCAGTCCTCGCCCAACAGCGTTCCCGTTTTGGTGCAGGTGTACTGGTCTCGGTAATCAGCGAGGTTGAATTTCTTGCCAGTGACCTGCTCGTAGTGTTCGGCTGTCTTGTCATTCACCGCCTCGCCCGAGTCCAGGCATGACTCCTTTGCCGCCAGCCGAACGTATTTGTTAAACGTGGCCAGCGGCGGTGGGTTCAGGTAGCCCTTGTCTTCAATCCTCTCCAGCGCAAATCTCAAATGTTCGGATTTTGCGTATTCAAATTTTTGGCACCAGCTTTTGAACTCGGGGCTTCCATACCCACCCATTGCGTCATCCCACTTCTTTCCGTAGAGCTGACGCATCTGGTCCCACAAGTGCTGCATGGTCTTCAGTACCCGCGCCTGCCGTAGCTGCTTCGAGCTGTGCTGTGAATCGGGCATTTTGTTCATCAATCTTTTCCTGTTGCGTTCGTGGCGGTGAGTCGTTCCAGCGTTCCTGGTTTAGCCAGGTCGAGGGGTGCGGAATGAATTGCTCTTCGGTGCCGGCGGTTGACCAGTAGTGCGCCCAGCGGGACATGCCAGCGCAGATTTCATCCAGGGTGGATTTCTTCAACGCTGCCTTGAACGCCTTCCGCGCCGCAGGCTTGGAAACCTGTCGGGCGCAGTAGGGCCAGAAAATCTCAAACGGGTCGATTTCCTCGCGCGCGCTGCTCTTTTCTGTTCCTTGGTCTGTTGCTCTTAATTGGTCTGTTCTATGCGGGTCTCGGGTTCGGACACCGTTTACGGGGTTTACGGTGTCGGGTTCGGACAGGGTTTTAGTGTCCGGACCGGAAACCGTTTCTGGTTCGGAAACCGTTTCCACTTCGGACACCGTTTCTGGGTTAGAAACCCTGTCTGGTTCGGGCACTGTTTTGGCTTTCTTATCCCTGTCGGGTTCGGACAGGGTTTCAGGCACCGTAAAGCGATATTTGGCAGGCTGGCTTCTGCCCCCCAATCCCTCTTTTTTCAGCCAGCCAAGTTCCACTAGTTGGGTCGTCGCCCGGCTGATGGTTTGGGTCGAATATCCACACCGCTCGGATATGGTTTTGCGCCTGGGATGGCACAGGTCCGTGTCCCTGTTCTTGAACGACAAAATCGCGCCCAGCACACGAAGATGAATCTTCGTCAGGCGGTCATCCATGAATACTTCTACAGGCATGATGGCAAACACCGACACCTATGCCGCTCTCTGAAACATATCCGGTTGCTCCGGGTCGTTGGGTAGCGCCCAGGCGTGTTCTCTGCGCCCGTAATCACCCAGGCGTTTAACCGTGGTGCGGACCAATTTCCCGGCTGCAGTAAGATTCGAGATGGCGCGGCGAGCCGAGGTTAGAGGGGCATGGGGGAGTGCTTCCCTGCGTACCTCAGAGGGGGTCCACAGCCCGCCGCGCTGCGTGAAGAATGTCAGGACAGCCGCTTCCTGCGATTCGGCCTTGTGCCGGTACTCAGCCAGGGTTGGGCCAGTTTCGTTGGTGGTGTTGTAGAAACTCACCCAACCGCCCTCAACTTGCTGTCAATCTTGTCCTGTGGTGCGTCTGCGCTTTTCTTTTCAGCCAGGTACTGGCGAATGAGCGCCTTTAGTTCGTCTTCAGGCTCAACGGGTTCTGGCTGGCCGTGACTGGTGTTCTGGCAACAGTAATAAACGAAGTCATATTCGCCGCAGTGGTTGGCGATGAATAAATGTTGGTCTGCTGTGAGCTTGTCTCGGTGCTCGGCGCGTAAAGCGTTTTTAAGCATCGCGTAAGCGGAATCCGCTTTCTTCTCGGGCCACAAAGCTAGGGCCACTTCCTTAAAAGGTTTCCCGCTGCGAATAATTGCAGTATTCGTCGCGTCTTCAGCGGTTTCGTGAAATGGAAATGCCTTTTGATTCATGTGTTTATCACTTCGCCTTTATTTCTAAGGCAGATTAAGGCAGCGTCTTGTGCCTAAAATTTTTTACGCGGCCCTGTCCTGCGCCTGAACCTCGGTCAGTCGTTTTTCAAGGATTTGCAGCTTTAACGTGCCAGGGCTTGGTATTTCACCGCTGGCGAACTTTTTGACCCACTGTGGAGACATCTTTTTGCACTTGAGAATTTCAGCGGCCTTGCTAATGGAGCCCTGCTCTCGGCAATACGCTTTGAGCTGTCGCAGCATTTCGTCTCTGGCGCGTCCGGCCATGGTGTCTTTTATATTCATGCGCCTAAGTATAGCTAATATTTTAGCCGTTACGCAACTAAAACTTTATCCACCACTTCTCGTAGTCTATGAATCCATGGAAACCATCGACTTAAAACATGTCCTTGCAGTGAACCTCAAGGCGTTAATGGACCGGCACGGCCTGAAGTCAGGCTATGACGTGTACCGCTATACCGGTGTATCGAAGGCGCAGGTAAACAACCTGCTGGGGGAAAGGCACGCAGCCTCTATAGATACGCTTTCCAGGTTTGCTCAGAAATTTGGCACGCCAGCGTGGGCGCTGATTCATCCCCAGGGCTTGGAGCTGTCAGACGACGAACACATACCCCGCCTGATTAATGCCTATGGTGAAGCCTCGAAGTCCGGACGGGGCGTGATTCTTCAGGTGGCTGAGTCTCAAGCTCAGTATCAACCGACTTCAGATCCTGAATAGCTTCACCTATGAGCTTCGTAGCAAATTCTAGCATTGTGGTTGCTTCTTTCAGTGACTGCATGGCAGAACTTACTATTTCCTGCTCTATCATTGTTTTACTCACCCTTCTTTACTCTTTTGGTCATTGACATGAGCGTCAAGACTACCGCATAACATTCTCAATATACGATAGGAGCCGCAAAATGAAAGCCCTGTTTTTGCTCTTGTTCGCCATCATAATTACCGGTTGTGGTGCCACAAAGTTGACACAAAACGGCTCAATGGTCCGCGAAATTGAGGCCGACTATTCAACGAATTGTGAATTTTTGGGTGTCATCGAAACCACTGAGGCCATGGGCTGGACCGCCGCATCTCAAGACCACGGCGCACTCAATAAAGCCAGGAATGAGGTTGCGGCCCGGGGCGGTAACGCCATGGTGATTTCTTCGACCTCGGCATCAGGAATAAATTCCCAGGTGCAAGTGGACGGCTATCGCTGCCCTAAATGACCCACCAGCAACCAAACACGTAGCCACCTGATTATTACCGACTAATATTTTAGTTGACACTCACCCCATTAACGGCTAATATTTTATCCAGTCAATTAAATTACTGGATGAGCAAATGCCCTCAACAGCCCTTCAAGAATTTGCCTACGACGCTGAATACCTGCGTGGGTTACTGCGCGAAACCAGCAATGAGTTTTGCCCGGAATGTGACTGGACAGACCACGAGGCGGATGAGGCTGTATTG